TGACCGCGGTGGGTAGCGTCAGGTTTTCGGGCCGGTTCAGTTCGACCGAGTACAACTCGCTTGCGGTCGGCACGATCGGAGAGGCCGTGGTATTGGCATAGGTGATAGCAATCGTATTGGCCGCACTGACGCGCGAATTGACGATGCCTAAGCCCGCTTGCAGTGTCGGCTTGGTCACTGAAACAACATCGCCCACCAGTACTCCGGTGAGGGTGAAGGCCTGTTCGGCCGTAGTATTGGCCGCCACCGAGGCGGGTGAGATCGTCAATCCATAAATGCCCGCGAGCAAAATATTGCCGCGAGCCAAAGTCGACGGACTTGGCATGGAAACTCCTTGTGAAAAGAAAGGGGGCTAAAAAGCCCCCATTTCTGTTACTGCGGAACGAGAGCCGTCGGAAGGACGGAGGCGTTCGACAGGTTGTAGCGAGCGACGGTAATCAGGTAAACACCTGATGGCATCGTCAGCGACCCAGCGGTCGGATTGGCGAAGCTGATGTAGAACTTATCGTTCACCGCTGCATCGACGCGATACTGCGAGATGCCAATGCCTGCGACGGTCGACGGCGGAGAGACCGCCGTGATGATGTCGCCCGCCCGGATGCCGGTTGCCGCTGACACGAACGACACACCATTCGCACCGAACGATTGTTCGGCAACGGTAATGGTCGCAGTGGCAACGGGAGTGAGGGTAACCGCGATCGTCTGCGTGAATTGCAGAGTCGAGTACGGTGACTGCGTGTTGACGGTGGACATGGACGCCGGCCCCGGATTGGTGCCGTCGATGTTGGGGGTTACAGGAAATGCCATTGAAAAAACTCCTTGAGAAAAAGGGCCCCGATGGGCCCTTGATCAGTGGTGACGGATTAGCCGTGGGCGCGGTAGGCTTGCTGGCGGTACATGCTCGAGTAGCCGTAGGCACAGTCGATGCGAGTCGGCAGCGCGTCATTGTTGATCGTGTACTGAGTCACGATCCGCAATGACATGCCGACATCCTTCGAACTTGCCCGCGCGGCTTCCTGCACGCCCCGAGGCAGCGGCAGATCGACGAACGCCAACGCGAACGCATCCTTGTGCATGAGGATGTTCTGCGTGCCTTGAGAGGCCGCAGCTGCGCCGTTGTTGACCGTGATCGCCGGGGTGCCGGTGAACGCTGCCGTTGCGACGCAGTTCTGGAACTGCCCGCCCGTGATAGCAACCTCACCCACCGTGATCGAGAGCAATCCGCCCGAGGTCGAGCTGTACACACCCGTCGCGGCATTGAAGGTGCCGTTGGCGAGCGTGCCCGGAGCGAACTGCGGGCCACCCGGCGCCGCAGCACCGGACATCAGCGCATAGCCGAAGGGTGCCAACACGACGAATTGCTTCGCCGTACGACCGTACTGGCCGCGGTTCTGCGGATTGACCGGGAAGAGACCGGCCACCTGCAACACATCGCCCACGGTGACACGCGGATTCGCTGAGGCCGTCCAGCCGGAGGTGTTGAACACGCCCGTCTGCGCCCAACCGGTGGTGAGCAAGCCTGAGCCTGCGGCCGCTGGAGTGACGCCGGCCAATACCGGTGATCCGCCGGCTGCACCGGAGGTGAAGATCGGCACGTTCTGATCTTCATACCAATCGGAGCCCGCGGTATTCTTCGCGATCATGCCCATTCGATAGGCTTCGCCCAACGCCTCTTGCGGGTTGAACAGACCCTTCAAGCTGTCGGCCATGCTCGAATTGGTCAGCGGATCGATGATCGCATCCGGTCGCTTGCCCTTCGGCGCACCTTCATAGGCGAGCACGGCACGAGCGTCCGAGAACGTCTTGTAGCTGCTGACCGGGCTACCCAACGTGCCGCCCGAGAGCGCGGTGTTTTGGTAGGCGAAGTACAGGCCGTCCGAATCGATGCGGTTGTAGAGAGCCGCCATCGCCGGGGTGAGCACGTTCGGGCTGAAGACGCCCATCTGCAATGCCATGTCGGCCGTGGTGAACTGCGCATCGACGTGCAGTTGGTAGTTGATGCTGACCGGCAAATAGGTCTGGTTGGTGTCCTCGATGTTGAGGGCGGGACCAAACGTACCTACGTAGCGGGCGGGCCGGCGGACGTTGACGGTTGCGCCGATCTTGAAGTCCTTTTGCCCAAATTCATCCGCATAGGAGCGGTTGACGCTGCGCGCAAAGACCAGGTTGTTTTCGAGTACGTCCAGGGCCTCATTGGTGAGGAAGCTGGTCGTGATGAGTGAGTTAGGCAAGTGAAATTACTCCTGAAGTGATTACAGGAGCGCCAGAAACTGTTAGTGCCGAGATTTCCTCATGCGTTGCTCGCGGTTGTACGCGCGCAGTTCGTCGAAACTCATCTTGGATGGGTCTTTTTGAACGGGTGTCGCTGAGTCTTGCAAGGCCTGAATAGGGGCCGGCGCTCGCGATAGAGAGGTTGGGGTTTTGCCCGGCTCCACAGCCGGTGCTTTCGCCTCCAACTTGCTTTCGAGCTTGCCCATCGCGGCAACAGCCTTGATGGGTGACAGTTTGGCGATGTCTCGGAATACCTCAGGGTTCTTGGCGAAGTGATACATCAGCTGCGGACTCATATCCGACTCGTAGAGGTACTGCGACATGTGCGGCGGGACCATCAGGTCCTCATCGCTCAAGGCGGCAACGGTCTCTTCGTAGTCGGGAGTTACTGCGGCAAAAGCTTTGTTCCGAGCAATGCGCTCGGCTTCCATCTTTTGCGCTTCCGCGGCTCTGATCTCTTCCGCACGCGCCGCTCGATCCTTCTTGACCGCTTGCGCTGCTTTCCAATCGATCTTTGCATCCCAATACTCGGCATCGCTTGCGAAGTCCGCACGTGAGGGTTCTTTATCCTCAGGTGTAGGGGCCGCTGTGGACTTCATCGCGGCTATTTCAGCCGCCAAATCATCTGCCCGCTTCTCTGCCGCCCGTCGTTCCCTGTAATTCTCCTCAGCGAACTCCTCGGCCTCGCGCATCGCTCGGTGCTTAGCCCCGATCTTGCGACGCATCTTCTCGTTAAACTCGGTCCTCTCGACCGCTGTCAAACCTTGGTCATCCTCGGCTTCAATCGCCGCTTCGACCTTATCACTCACGACTGAGGGCTCAACTTTCGGATCGGCCTTCACCTCCGCAGGCTTAGGCTGATCCTCTACCGGCTTCACGAACTCAGGAATCTTCCCCGTTGCGTGAAACTCCGCCAAACCCTCACTCGTCAGTACTTGTGCCATCTTTTTCGCTCCATTGACTACAGCAACCGGCTGTCACGGCCCATAAAAAAGGGCGCACATGGCGCCCAGGTAGGGGGAATCAATCGACCGTCACCACGCAGGTATTGAGCGCGTGGTCCCGTTGTCGTTAATCTGAATCCACTTCGTGGGATTGCCCGCAAGCGGCCCATTCGTGAGCGTTGCGGTCTGTGCCGCCGCTGCATTGGTGAGCGCCACATTGGTCGTCAACAGCGTGGCATTGCTGAGCGTCATGACCGCCGTCCCCAAATCGATGCTGAACACCTGCGTAAAGGTGCCGGGAACGGTTCCGCTAGCGCCGGTAGGGCAACTCCACATCGCGTAGATGGGTGCATTGGTTCCCAAGCCCTCGCTGTAGGTGATCAGCGCACACGGCCCCGCATCATCACGACCCATGAAGTTGCCACCGGCATCGAGCGCGGTATTGTGGCTCCAGTACTTCATCACGAAGTCGCCCACGAGCGTGTAAAGCTGCCCCGATGGCGTCGTCGACCACGAGCCCTCGCGAAACGGTGAGCCGTCCTGGCTGATCACCAACTGATCACCCGTCGGCAAGGGCGTACCCGTGGTCACGAGCTTAGGATTCGCCGTGCTGGAACTGGCTGGCATTAGGTTCTCTCGGCGGACTCAGCCGCCCGTAAGGCATCTTGGGCGGCGGCGCGGTTATGCGCGGCCTCCACATGCGTATTGAGTAATTGCGCACCCGCCTTGATCTCGGCGACTGCAATCGAGGTGTGCGCCTTGGTGTGCGTGTCCTCGACCTTGGTAAACGTGTTCGAGTGCGTGTCCTGCCGCTTCGTATCGTCGGCGAGATTCGCAATCTGCAGTTTGGTCGCGTCCTGGTGCAGCGACTTCGTGAGTCCGTGCTTCAGATCCATCGTCAATTCTTGGATCTTATCCCCGGCTTGCTTCAACTGCGCCTGAAGGGTCTGTACGACCGCCTGAGCCTGCTTGGGCAAGCCTTTGATCATCTTGTCCATGCCCTGCGGGGTTGTTACCGCAAGCCGGTCTGCGAGCTCCTGCATGTACGGGCCATCGATGGAACGAACCACCAGGTCAGAGCCCACATCGCTGATTTTCTTGCCGAGCTCCGGGGTTCCAACCAGCGCCATCAGGTTCTCAGCCCCTTCCTCGCGCTGCGTCTGATAGCCGGGGCCGGTATCCATGACGACATCGTAGGTGCCGACCGTCATGTCATTCTTGATCGTCATGATGGCCTGACCTTTGTCATCCATCTGCGGCTGGCCCTGCTCATCTTGGGCGTGCTGCGGCTGATTGATGCCGACCATTTCAGGGCTACCATCAGCCCCGATAATGCGCTGCATGCGCGGCGTGTCATAAATGACCGGGATCCACTCCAAGATGATCTTGCCACCGTGCGCGATCGCGAGGGTCTGATTGTCGAAGTACTGAAAGTGACTCGAGTCGCTGATCGCCTGGCGCGCATTGATCGCTTTGCCAGAGACCACCTGCCCCGGTGAGTCCTGACCGGGTTCGTGCGGCATGCCAGCAATCGCCACCAAATCATGCTCGCTCGACTGCGCAGCCTCAGCAAAGCCCGATTCGAGACCGGCCGGCGCCTGACGCTGCGGTGGCGGGACGGGAACGCCATCCACCACCATCGGCTTGTACACCAGCACCGAATAGTTCTTCTGATTGGCGTCGAACCACTCGGGGTGGCCGTCGATCTGATCCTCAGCCACCACCCAGGGGGCTTTGGGCGTCAGGGCCAAGCGTTCTATCTTGGCCGCCGTCATGTAGTTGAAATTGCACTGCGGGTCGCGTAAGTCCCGAATCATGCCCTTGCGCATCACCTTGCCATTGAGGTCAAGGACATTGCCCTCGACCCGCACGATGGGGATATAGCGACCCGGCAAGATGCGCCGGTCGACAATGCTGTTGCCGTTGATCTGAAACCACTCGACCTGGCGCTTGAAGGAATTGCGAAAGATCGGCTTCTTGTCACGATCCAAGGCCACAAACTGCATCGCACCCGGGGTTGCGTCCAAGTCGGACTGAAACACCGTCTCGCCGTTCTTGAGCTTGTAGAGCTTTTCCGGCTTCTCGCGGATGCGGTAGTAGCGCGCGAGGCGGATATCCTCTTTGGACTCCCAATTGAGGTCCTGATCGCCTGAGCCTGCCAATTGCCATTCGGCATTGTCCGCGGTGGGATAGAGCGCCTTGTACAAGATGCGCTTCATCTTGCCCGACTCGATGCACCACATTTGGTCCTCACCCGCCGGCATCACCGCGGAGGGATCCATGTACACCGTAAAGACGTTCCGAATCGGCTGAATCACGATCTCTTGATCGAAACTCAACTCGTCGATGTATTCCGACAGGATGCGAAAGTAGCCCCAGCCAATGCGCACTGCTGACTCACCGGCCGTGTCATAGGCGACTGAAGCCGTAGAGCGGTTCTCGACGTGACGCACCAGGCCGTTGATGACTTCGGCATCCTCAACCGCTGCCCCGTCGCCCAGTGGATGACATTTGATCCTCGGGCGTTGCTGCTTGAGATTGTTGACCACTCGACGAACGAATGTGTTCGTGTGATTGATCACCGGCGTCGGGCGGTTCTTGCGGCCGTTGATGACGTCATCGGGCCACTGGTTACCATCGGCGAAGGACAGATCACTCAGGGCGTTGGTGCGGTTCTCGCCCTCGGCTTCCTCGGCAATAGCGAATCGCGCCTTACACTCAGCAATGATGTCCTCATCGCTGACAGCGTCTTTCGCGGGGTCGGTCATCGCGGAGCGGGACTGCGTGTTGAGCCGCCCTGACACTCACCCAACTGGCCGGGAACTGCCCAGCTCGTCCAGCCGAAACGGACGCTCAGCGTCTTATAGCCTGGCCGGTGCCAGTAAATCGCAAAGGCCGGCCGGCGAATGCCGAAGTCATCATTGGCAGGCGTATACATCGCCTTCGTCCAGGGCATCGGGATATGCACATAGCGCTCGGTGCGGGTCGCGCGGCGGGCGGTGAGCGAAGTCCATACGCCGTCGACGTAACCAGCCTTATCCGTTTCCCAGTAGTCGACAGTGTGTGTTTTGATCACGTCGCGAGCCAGCCCTGACCGCTCTGAAACCATGCCTCGGGTTGCTTCACGTGCGCTTTCTTCTCAGGCTTCGCGAGTTCGGGGAAGAGTTCCGACATCCCCCACACGAACGCATCCGCGCGGTTCGGTGAGTGCTCGCCCATGTAGCCTGATGTCGTGAATGCGCATAACTCTTCTTCCAAAGGTCTGAAATAGCCCGCGAGCCGCACCTTGCCGGTCTCCATGAGCGCTGATATCGGTTCGGCCCGCACGGCCTTACCGCGACTTGCAGTGAGTGCCTTAAAAGGCGTGCGGGGCCGTGCGGAATGAATGACGTTCTTGACCATCGCACCGCCAAAGTTCACCTCGGCTACGATGATGTTCGCTTGATGTCGGTCGAAGGCTTGAGTCGCTACCCGTCCCCAGGTCGCGGGACCGCCCTTCAATGTAAGGTCCTCGAGGAGGTAGCCGTTGCCGTCGCTACCGAGACCCACCACCACGATCCCGATTTCGTCGTTTTCTGCGTTGTCGGTGTCGTCGGAGCCTGAAGGGTCGACCGCCACCACCACTCTGAGTAGGTCAGGTAGATCCGCATCGATGACACGCCATTTGTCGATAATCTCGTCGCTGAATAGCGCGTTGGGTGCGGAGTCGCGAAACTCTCCCTCTAAAAAGCGCTTCTGTAAGCGACCGGAGAGGCCCTGGAGGGTCTTGATGTAATCGCCACCCAGGTTCGTTAGGTTGTCCTTCGGATTCAGCTGCATCGACGCGTAATTGTCAGGATCTGGCAGCTCGCGCTTACTCTCGGGGTCCTGCTTCAAACGAAACAGCCGATAGGTCCAATGACCTTTGTCCGGCGGGTTCTCGTCGTAGTACATCTTCAGGGGCAGCGGCTTATCCGGCCTGCCGACGATTTTCTGTTGCACCAATTGCGCTAAGCGGGTGACCGCAACGTTACGAGATCCCCAAGGTATCTGGCTGCACTCGTTTAGATAGATCGTCGAGTACTCGTTACCCAAGATACGCTCCACGCGATCCTTGTCATCGAGGCCTCCAAAGAAGATCTCTGAGCCATTCTCGAAGCGCGCGTAAAGATCTGACTTGTTGACTTCGACTTTCGTGGTCGGGAAGCACAGCGCCATTACCTTTGGAAAGGTATCCATCACAATCGACTGCTTAACGTGGCTGAGCCTGAACCTCAAAATCACATGGCGGGACTCAGGGGCCTTGAGCGCCCTCACAATCACCGCACGAACCAAGAGGAAGGTCTTTCCTGACCTTGATCCACCGAAAAGCATTACATGCTGCGCCGGCCCGGCCAATATTTCGTTAGCCCCGATCTGTCGGCCAGTGAGAGTGAATGTCATGCCTGCCTTTTCTGCAGGGTCTCCATAAACTCTTCGTGAGTCTTGTTGGTAGCCATGCGCTGCTCTGGCGTCCTCACAAATCGCCATCCACCGAACTAATCATCACAGGGCCGCCGCCTGGACCTTGATGGGTCTGTTCGATCTTGTCGCCGTACTTCTTGGGTTCTAATTTGGAAGCTCGCCACTGGTAGGCGCTGATCTTGACCCGATCAGCCGCGGCGGTCTCAGGCGTACAAGCCTTGGCACAGTCGAGGATCATGTCGTCCATCAAATCGCTCTGAAGAACGCGCGCGCGCGCACACTTTGTCGCGAATGCCTCGTCAGCCTGCATCCAGCGCATAACGGTGGATCGGTTGGGCATTGATTCATCAGCGCAAATCTTGACCAGGCTCTCCCCGTCGATGAGCCGTTCGCAGATGGCGTCAGCTAGGGTCTCGCTGTAGAGGGTCTGTCTGCTCATCGGGTTCTGCCTGCGGATTACCGCCATTGGTTTTCCCACATACCGGGCATTGCCATTGGTCTGTGGGAGCGTGATAGTTCATTTCGGTCTGATCGTCGGGACAAAGCACCGGTTTAGCCTTCTCGGGCTCACCCAAAAGGCTCAGGGTTTCGGCTTTGTCGTCGTAGTTAAATTCAACCATG